GGGCTACCGTGACAGACATCCCGCCTATCGCCCCTGTTATGATGGTGGTGAGTAGCGGGTCCATTCTTCATTGCTCATGTAATCGCGTACTTGTCCCTCAGGTACAGCCACATCCGCAGTTGATCGGCTGTGCTGTGCTTGCTCGAGTAAGCCGCCCACTCAAGCACCGTGCTGTCTGCAATCTCTCCGAACGCACCCCCCGGGCCTAACACCACAGTGCCGGGGGCTGTCGTGTTGCCGTTCGTGCCCTGGCTGGCATTGTTGATGAACATCTCCGCGCCTGAGCCGTCCGCTACCACATGCTGACACTTATACAAGCCTGCTGACGAGGTGGGGCCTGTGATAAAGCCGCCATTGTAGAAGTTGAAAGAGCCGTTATATGGCCCTATCAGCCAGTTGTTAGACGCTCCTTGTAAGACACGGTGCCCACCCCCTGCTCCTGCGTTGGAGGCGTACACTATGTAGATTGAGTAGGTGCTTGTGGAAAGTGCGAGCGTGCCTGTCATGGTGTCGTCAGTCGCGTCAAACTCCATCCCTGAGTAGCCGTTCTGCCTGGCTGTGCGGTACTTCGGTTTAGCTCCGGCTGTGAGTTGCCCAAAGTTCGCACCGTTGCCTGATAAGTCAGGCCACGAGGTAACGGCTGTGTTATCCGCAAGGCCCGAGATAGAATGCGCCTCATACCAACCCTGACAATTAGGCAGCGCGAGAGGGAGTTGCACCGAAGCCACGATTGCGGTGTCTATGGAGCCTGGTGTGCGTGTGCGTTCGTATGGGGGCATTAGGTAATCCTGTTCACAAAGCCCTGAAGCGTTACCACGTTGGTAGTCGCTGCATAGGCTTTCAGTACCAGGCTATTCGTGAGTATCAGCCCCGCAAGCACGAGGATATGCCCTGTCTTCGAGGCCAGTGTTACCTTTATATCGTTATCGGGTGAAGTAGTCCCCCCTACTTGCAGCGTCAATTCCACAGTGGTTGTGTGCCCGTTGTATGCATATATCCATATCTCATCCAGGGCAGTAGCATGAGCCGTGTGGATGGTGTCACCGGCAGACGCGGTGGCAGCAACCTTGATAGCTTTGCCGTCCGTGCTGCCTGATAGTTTGACTTTGGTGTATGTCGCCATGTCACTCCTCTACCTGAATACCTGCGTAGCCAGGATGTCGCTCCCGGTTATCTCGTCAAGCTGTGTTTCGGTGCCTGCCGCGTTCTTGATGTAGATATGGCCGTCCGTCTTGACGTAGATAAAGGCGCGCCCCGTTGCGGGTGTAGAAGGCGCTGCTACTTCCTGTATCTGCACATATCCACCCTGGATGTCAGGCACCACACCAACCGCATCCAGGTACACATTGACGGCTGTACCTACCCCCACGTTATTGACGAACTGGATAACCGCCGAGGCTGCTGTCGAGGGTGCGGCGTGTGGCCCCTTCTCTCTGTCAAGGTAAGCAACCTGAGCAGCGCCGAACTCGTTAGCTACTAACGTGGTGGATACTGTCGCCCCTGTCGCGTCAAGCCATATGAGGTTTATGTCTGTGCCGTTCAGGTATGAAGCATCCCACGCGATTGAATAGCGCACCATGTAGCGATTGCCCGGTATCACATGGAAGGGTGTGGATGTCGTCGTCAGCGACGCACCACTCGCAGGTACAGCCACTTTGTATGCCAGATTGCCGTCACGCACCAAAGCATCCGAAAGAATGCCCGTTGCTGCCCCCACTATCAGCCAGCCGTCAGGTATAGTGGGATTGGGCGTGCTTATCTCAAACGAGCCGTTATACAGCGTGTCAGTAGGCGGGTTGACTATCGCCTCCACATCGTCAACGTGCATAACCGCCGTGCTACCGGCCACGAGGTGCGCCACTTCCACCTTCATACCAACCGTGTTGGCAGGGGCTATAGGAGTGCCCCCGTACTGGTTGTATGCAGTCGTGATAGCCTGATTTGAGAGGATTGTGGTCGTGCTTATCAACGCTAACGCCGCACTGTACCAGTGGACTTTCAAGGTAAGCACACTCCCCGCTGCCGAGCCTTTAGCCCACACTCTTATCCTGTGGGGTGTAGAAGCACGAGCCTGCACATACCTGCTCTTTATCGAGGCGCTTGTACCACCCACACCTGACGTACAGTTGAACTCTACCCTACGCACACCCCCATGTGGTGACGTAGTGCTGAGTGCTACCGTGCCCCCACCGCCCAGCGTCACCAGCCACCCATCCGGCAGCGTCAGGTTGTATCCTGAGCGTATCTCGAAGCCTGGGTTATACAGCGTGTTGGAAGGGTCAGGCTCAGCAGCCGTACCCGTTACCACGTTGGAAGGCTCACTGAAGTTATTGTGGGTGTCGTAAGCCTGCATGAAGATCGAGTAAGGCACACCCGAGTACAGCATAATATCCGCAGCCGCGATAGCCGGGGTGTCTAGTCTCACCTGTGAGTAGAACGCCCCTTGCTGAGTGAAAATGTAGAAGCCTGCCAGGTCGCTCTCAGGAGGTACAGCCCACGTCACTCTATGCCGAGCCATGTTCACAGTCGGGTCGTACACCCCCACGTCCACAGCTACGCTTGTAGGAGGGCCGGGCGGTATAATGTCGCCCTCTGTGGGCGCTTCCAGTATCTCGTCGTCCCCATCCTCATACATCTTGAGCCTGCGCTGGGAAGCCTGTACACTCGTCACCAGTTTGTCAGGAGGCTCAAAGGTGTACTGCACGGCTGCCCCCCGTTTGATAGCGTTCGCCATGCCCTCTAAAGCCCACGATATATCCAGCACGTCCCCAGGCTTTACTATGTCGCTCTCGTCCGAGGCTGTAAAATAGATAGTCTCACGAGGGTACGCCACACTCTGTATTTGCCGTGTCAGTTTGGCGGTTGCGTCGGTAAGGTTGAGGCTGTCTCGGTCCTCCACAGGCACAGCCATAAAAAAGCCCTTATTCCCCGATAGACCGTGATTGATGAAGGGGTTAGGGTAAGTGCTGCCGGATGCCGCCTCCTCATACACGGCTACAAACCCTTCCCCATAGATAGCCTGCCGCCTCTGTACCATCCTCGTGCTTTCAGTCACCCGTCTAAAGGTGTCATCAATGATGCTCGCCTCGTCAAAGGTGTATGAACCCGCAGGTTCCAGAGCAGCATCATAGATGTGCAGCACAGGATTGCCGAACACATCCCCTATGCCGAAAGTCGTGCTCATGCCCATGAAGAAACGGGGGCGAAGCGCCGTATCTAGCAGGACAGCCGCATTACATATCTGCTGAATGTACCACCGCAAGCTCTTGCCTGCCGGGTACGTGACGGCAGGCATCGCGCCTGTGTACAGGTTGGCTACATAGTTCGTAGCGTCAATGGGCAGCGCGACAGCCCCGTAGTTATTCTCCTGCACCGCCTGTACAGCGAACGCTATCTGGTCGGCAAAGCTATCAGACGATATGGACAGCGCGAAAGCAGGAGCGGCATCCCGCACTATGAAGTCAAGCGCCAGGTTCATGTCAGAGCATGTCAACCGCCAAAGCTTCGTAGCCCCTCGTGCCGAGGTTTCGCGGTTGACTATCAGCCCGTCAAACACACGCCCGTTAGCTCTCACGCCTGACGTGCCTGTGTGGGGGAAGTACCACTGGACGCGCTGCATGTTCTCTATGTCCACCCCGCCCGCGTCTTTGTCCAGAAAGAAGTCAGCGCGACCTATAGAGCCGGGGCCGGTGGGTGTCACACCCGACACCCCCTTCAGCATGGTAGTGCGGTCTATGCCGTCAACAAAGAATAGAGGCTGTGTCATATCACGTAGCCCACGAAGTAGCCCTGCGGTCCAACCCTAACTCCTCGTTCAGCACGTCTACCACCGTGCGGCCAACGTGCCTGCCGTCCGTGCCTATACCTGCGTATACGTTTATAGTCCAGTTGCCTTTAGTGCCCCTGCCCCCGCCCTCGTCTATGGGCATTATTCCCGCGTTCCCCCGTAGGCGATGGTTAGGGATTATAGTGCCTGTTCGTCCTGGCATGAATAGCTCAGGCCCGCGCTCCCCGACTATGTAGGGCATGCCACCTAAGACGAGGCCGCCGTATGCTCTGCCGCTTTCATGTTCGGTGCGCCCGTCTCCCCCTGTACCTCCCCCGCCCCCGCCTCCGCCCCCGCCTCCACCGCCACCTGTGGGTGCTTTGGGCATATTGCCAATGGCTTTCGATGCGTTGTTTACATCGTTAATAATCCCTTGCAGACCTTGAGCAATCTGCCCCGCTACTTTGGATGCCATTGCGCCCAGGTCGCGGAACTGGTCTTCTAGGGCCTTCATCGGCCCTCTGAGTTCATCCATCCCGGAACCTACGTCATCATGCCCGCCCCCGGTAAAGAAGTCCCACACACCTTTCAGGAGGTCCCACGCCGCTTTAGCCGCCGTGAACACAGCATCGAAGGCCCCGCCTAGAATGTTCTTGAAAATGTTTGCTACGCCACTTATGGCTTCCCCTACCTTGCCGAATGAGCCGGTGATGAAGTCCCAAATACCTTTCAGCAGACCCCACGCAGTTGTGGCTGCTAGCTTGAGTACATCCCACGCCCCACCCAATATGACACCGAGCGCATTGGCTATTGTGCCTATAAAGCCGGATACCGTCTCACTCGTAAAGAAATCCCAGATAGGCTTGAGTACAAAGTCCCATGCTGCCTTTGCTGCTGTGGAGAGGACATCCCAGGCTGTCTTCAGGGTTGTACCTATCGCACTTGCAATTGTGCCTATCACACCTGAGACAGGGTCAGAGGTAAAGAAGTCCCATATAGGCTTCAATACCCCGTTCCAGGCGATGCTCGCCGCAGTCGAAAGGACATCCCATGCAGTCTTTAGCGTTGTGCCTAGAACTGCGGCAATCGTGCCGATTATTCCCGATACCGTCTCACTGGTGAACCAGTTCCAGATAGGCAGCAGTACGTTGTTCCACGCGATCTTCACCGCTTCACTCAGCACGTCCCAGGCTGTCTTCAGTATCTTGCCCAGCGCATCGGCAATCTCCCCTATTGTCTTCTGCACGTCTGTTGATGAGAACCAATCCCATATTGGCTTCAGGATGCCGTCCCAAACACCCTTCACAACATCTCCGAGCGTGTCCCATGCTACTTTCAGGACCGTGCCCAGGCCTTTAGCTATCTCGCCTATGGTCTTCTGCACGTCTGTCGAGCTGAACCATTTCCAGATAGGTTCAAGAACGTTGTTCCAGGCATCACGAGCCGCACTGGAAAGAAAGTCCCACGCACCCTTTAGCGTATCCCCCAGCGCCATAGCAATAGCCGTGATTGTAGCTATCACTTCAGGACTGGTCAGGTACGTAAACACCGCCTGAATGGTAGGCCATACCGCCGTGACAACGCCACTGAGCGCGTTCCATGCGCCGACCAACACATTCCCCACCACATCAGCTACAGCTTCAAAGCCTGCCTGAAAGCCTGGTGACGACATGAACTCGGCAACCCCCGCAAGCGCCGCCGTTAGCATGGGGAGTATCTGCCCGCCTATGTCTTCTACCACGTCGCCGAACGTGTTCTGAAGCCGCTCCATAGAACCGGCTGCGCTGTTAGCGTAAAGCTCTGCCTGCCCCGCCGATACTGCCCTGATAGCAGTCAACGCCTCTTCCTTCGTCATGTTCTCTGTAATCGCGATACCTAGCTTGCCGAGGATACCGATGCTTTCGTTGTCCACCTTCCCCACAGCCCGTGTCGCCTGTTCCAGCGTAATGCCCTTAGCACGCGCCAGGTCCATTGCTGTTGCTTGTAGCTCCTGAGCTTCTTTCAGGTCGCCCGTCTGACTGACAAGGAAGTTTAGCGAGTCGCGTAACTGGTCATCTGCAAAGGCGAGCTTGGTTTGTTTGGCAATATAGTCCTCAACACCCGCCGTCGCTTCGTCATACCCCTTCACCGAGTTCTTTAGCGTCTGCTGGAGGCGGTTCATTCCTACCTCTTCCTCAGCCGCCGCTTTCCCCGCCAGTAGCAGCCCCCCACCAAGCGCCACTATCCCCCCCGTGACCAAGCCGATAGGGTCGGGGAGCCCTCCAAACAAGCTACCGAGGCCGCCGCCTTTCTTGGCGATGTTGTCCATCCCCTTGCTGGCTTTGTCGTCCAGTTCGACCACTAACTCTACGGCTGCTTTGCTTGCCATGCTATCCCTCTATTTCCCTGTCACTTTGCGCCTGAGTGCTGCCGCCTTCTCGTCTGCGTCTGCCCTCTGCTTGCGGTCCTTGTCTGCCTTCTCTCGGTAGTCATCCTGTCCCCCGATAAAGCCTTGAAGCTCTGCCATGAAGTCGGGGTCCGCTTCGTCTATCTGTGCTACCTGTTCTAAGCTCCAGTGGTAACGCTCTATCAGCACGATGTACAGGTCATACTCGCCTGCCGCCTCGTCCTTTAGCTCTCCTGCAAGCTTGCGCTTCCACCGCTCACGAGGTTTGGGCTTGCTTCCTCTTTAGCACCTTCACCGGCAACCGTCACCAGTTCCCCCTCTATCAGCGCATGTCCGTTCCCGTTCTGCTCTGCCTTCGCCTCTCCCTTCTTGCTCCTGTTGCGCTCGGCTATCTCTCCCAGCACCTTTTCCACTAGCGGGTCTTCATCGTCCAATAGCGCGATGTTCTCAGGTGTGCAGGGGATAACTTTGCGAGTGGCCGGGTCCATGAAGTCAGGCCCTGTCCAACTCATCACGTTGTTAGTCAGGAGCGCCATGTTGTATGCGCCTATGTTTACCTCCACCGTCTGCTTTTGCCTGCTCTCCCCCTGGCTGAACTTGGTGGCCTCGCCTATCACCTTCTGCTCTATCCCATAGCCCATCTTGGGGCGGATGTAGATTGTGTTCACACCGTCTACCGTCACGGCTACAGGTTCCTTTGATACGAATATGCTCATTGCCTGTCCTTTCTACTAAGCAGGGGCGAGGCGGTTATCGAGCCACCCCGCCCCTGACTTGTGCCTCTCCCACCTTGACTATGGGAGGGCGGTTAGTGTGTTCTGTACGTAGGCTGCCCACGATGCGCCTAACGTGCTGTTGTATTCGCTCATCACCGTAAACTCTACCGTTCTGTTTGTGCCCTCGAGGTCGCCCCAGGACGGCTCGCTCATTGGCCCGTAAACGTCGAACTGGAGGTAGTTGTAGTAATCGGGGGTTACACTTTCTATCAAGTCGCCGTTGAACCGCACCCGCGTCTTGCAGGTCGTGTGGGCTACGAACAAGTCCCACTGTGTAGCGTCGGCAAGCTCAAACTTTAGCTTGGCTTCTATGTGCCTCACATCGCGTCCTATGTGGTCGTAAGTGATAGAGCCGCCTGGCCCCGTCGCCACGAACTTGTATGTCACTTTTGTCGGTATACTGATACTCGCACTTACTAATCGCCCCGTTATGGCAGTCGTGCCTATCGCTGAGGACGTGTCCATCCACAACTGCATAGCAGCAGGAATAAGCGCAGGCCCAACCACGATTGCGGGCAGCGTGGGATTAGCACCTAGATGCGTCGGCCATTGCGTGTGGCCCGCAAGGTCTATTAGCACGCCGTCTGTGCCCGAAGCATCGGCTGTAAACTCTGCTGTATCGAGCATCCCGTACTTCCCTTGCCAGAGAAGTGCGTTGACGTTATCGCCCCAGTAGAAGGTTCCAGACTTCAGGTTGTCCGCCGTGATTGTAGGCACGTAAGTCCACAGTCGCGTCAGCACGCCGTTCGTGGGCGTTGTAGGCGTTACCCCACCCTTCACCAGCATCTCGAGAATGAAGGGCATAGCAGTCACATCCACCGCACCGCTCGCTTCTATCTCTCCCCACTGACGAACAGGCACGCTACGATAGAACTCTTCCAGCGTGCCAAGTTGGTCAGGAGGGCGATAAAGCTCCTGCATGGGTGTCATAGTCCCTGCAAGATTCAAGCGGCGCGTAGGCGGTGTTATCAGTGTGCCCCTGGTACTCTCCAGAGCCGCGCTAAGGCTCTCGAACTTGACTTCCTGAAGTGCCATCGCTTATTTCTCCTTCCCTTCGCCCTGTGCAGGCTCAGGCTTGTTATCCGGCTCCTCAGAGACAACCTCGTAGAAGCCCGAAGCGTCAACATCCTTGCGGATGCTTTTCGGTATGCTGGCCCAATCAGATTGGGTCAAATCGCGTAGTCCCACACCGGGGAAATGCGCTTCCTTTGGGTTCTTAGCTTTTAGATACTTGCGTACAATCTTGTCGCTCACTGTTCCCTCCTCCTAGATACCGCTCTGCCATCCTGCCTTTTCTTTCACTTCGATAAAGAAGTTCATTACCCGGTAAAGTGTCCCGCCGATTGATATGTATTCACCCAATAATTCCACTACCTGTGCTATCCCCCCCTGTATCCTGCCGGCCAGTTGAGGATTAGCGTCTATCGCTGCCGGTATGCTGTTCACGTATGTCGCCATTTCTTCTTCTGCGAACTCGTTGTCCTGCCACTTGATACACAGCCTCGCCCTTACCCTGTATGTGAATGCCGTTACCTGTCCGCTCTGTGTGCGTGTCGCGTCGTCCAATATCATGTAGACTGTGGGCGTGTCCTGTATGCTCGTCGGCTCATAGTCAAGCACTCTGTTAGCGTTCAAGCCTGACACCGTTACCAGCCTCTCAACCAGCCCCGCTACAACCGTCGTATAGCTCATCCTCCCGCTACCTTTGCAAACACTTTCTGGCCGAACCGAGCCGCTTCGTCTTCAATCCAACCGCGCTCCTGCTCTATCGCAGTTCTGATGAATGGCCGCCCTGCTACGAATGTGCCGCCTCTTGTCTTATGCCCCTCGTGTACAGGTTCAGCGTAGTTGGCAGTTGCGCCTATGATTGCTGCGTGCGCTGTCGCTCTGCTGTTCACTGAGCGTCTAAGCAAGCCTCTCTTTACAGGCGCGTTGACTTTGCTAGTCCCCTCCACCTTTAGCGCAATACGCTGCAAGAGAGTGTGAGCATCCCGCACCGCGTCGGCTGCCAGGTGCATCTTCTGCTCAAAAGCGGCTGGCTTCACGCGAATATCCTCACGTTGTAGCGGCTCTTGGTCTTGTTCAATATCTCTCGCTGCTGATTAGTGAAGCCGCCTATGTATCGAATAGCGCCCCCACCCTCTACCCCGATCACGTCCGTGTATAATCCCTTGTCCCGCGCTCGGAAGATGTTAGTGGCTACTTCTCGTGTAACTTGCTTTATTGCCGCAGGTACAGGTCCATAGCCCCACTTGGCCGCCACCGTGTACCTGTAGAAGCCCCACCCCGCGCTGTACCTCATGGAGGCGTAGGGTTGCGGGTAGGGCCGGTATGCGGCGTCAAGATAGATAGAGCCGTCTGCCTGTTCAGTCCAGGTCGTATCGTCTATGGCTGTGCCGCCCTCAGGGGTTATGGTCGTTACACTCCCCTGTTGGTGTGGGGGTAGATAGAGGATGGGTGTGCCGCCCCCGTATGCAAGGGCATCCGAGGCGCTGCCTGGGTATGCGGCGAACGAGAAGCCGAGGTATGTGTCTACTTCGTCTGTTGCTGACGCTATGCAGTCTGTTATCAAGGCATCAGCCGTCGCACCTGTAGCCACTTTGTCTACGTGCATCCGAAACTCAGCGATTGTTAGATATGCTGTCATTCGATTACCGCCGTGAAAGCTCTGGTGCAGTTCGGGTGCGCAATCGGGTTAGCTTCTGCCTCGTCAAGTGTCCACACCTGCCCGTCTGCCTCTGCACACTCCGCGTCTTCGTCACCGTCAAGTACTCGCACCTTCTCAACACCTGCGTCTCTGTAAGCGAGTACCGTCCCGCCTTGATACGCCACTGCCGACTCGGTGCGCGCGATCGTGGTTGCTCGTGATTTGCTTATCACCTCGCCGTCTTCTCTGATCCGCCTCGCTATCTGCTCGGGGGACCAACCTAACTGCGTACCTGCCTTTACCCAGCCCCGTATGCTGTCTCTTGTGGTTTCCGGTACGTTGCGTACCTTCTTGGCCAGCGTGTCTATCTTGTCTTGCACACGAGGGTTAGTCAGGTCGAAGTCAATGCCTACCGCCTCGTAGGACAACTGGAGAAGCTGAGGATAGTATTTTCTCATCAGCTTCTCCAATTCGTCGGCTGAGCCTTCCCAGTCGTAACCATTGACAGCGTCAAGAGCAGACACCTACTTGGTTTGCTCTGCCTTGCTGCTGATTGCTTTGTTTGACGGGGCAGCCTTCATAGCCTTTCCGCCGTTGCCCTCTTCGTCAGGCGGGATGGTCGGGTCGTTTATGTCGTCTTCCTCGTCATCTTCCACCGGCTCATCCTCTGGCCCTGCACCCGGCTGGTCGGAGTAGTAGATAACAGGCTCTTCGTCAGGTGCCTCGATAGGGTTGGTGACGTTTACCACCTCACCTACGTTGTATGGCTCTTCCGGCTTTTCAATCGGGGTCGTGTACTCAATCTTTCCCATTTCTGTGTGTCTCCTTGTCTGTGTGGTTGTGGTTGTTGCAGCCGTTATGTCTGTGCGCCGACCTTCGTCCACGTCGGGGCGTAGGCTGTTCCCGTGTTGATGTACAGGATCGCGTTGGTCACGTCTGTAACCAACGCGCCCTTAGCTACCCTGTACGGTGTGGCGCTTACGCCTGCCGTTGTCTCGGCTATCGCCAGGGTGGGCACCGTGCCTGTCAGCGAGTTGGTGACGGTCATTAGCGGCTGCGCTGTCTTCGCATACTCATTCCCTGAGAAGGTCAGCAGCAAGTCGCCTATACCCGCCGTGAGGGTGCTGTCTGTCGCCACGATTGAAGCCGTACCGAACTTGGCATCCAGCGCCGTATTGATAGCAGCCAGCAGAGTAGCGTTGACTGCACTCCATGTGATAGACGCCTCAATCGTGCCTATCCCCAGCTTGAATGTGCCCGCTGTCGGCGTGCCTCCGATAGTGAGCGTCTGCACTTCGTTAGTGCCTGCGCCCGGCGCTCCTGCGTTCGTAAGGGGCGCGCCGCCCGCGCCTGACACGATTAGATTTCCGCGTTCTATGATTGGCATTTCCGTGTTTCTCCTTTCCGTTAGTGGGTGGGTGCCGAGGGGTGAGGAAGGAAGGAGACTCCGTATAACCCCACCCCTGCCCCCACCTACCGAAGTAGGCTAGATACCCGTCACCTCGCAGAACGCAAGAATGCGGTAGATTTCCAGGCTCAGTTGCTCTTCAGCCCTGATCGCCAGTTTGTTGTAGATGAAGTAGGTATCGTGGCTGTCGCTCACGTCAATGCGAATGCCCATCTTGCGGGAGATGTGGGAGTAGAGCTGGAAGTCGCCTAGCAGTCCTGTGCCTTCTGTGGCTGCTACTGTAGCCACAACCGGCTTACCCCAAATCTGAGAGCCTGCCTCGCCCTGGAAGGGGTTGCCGAAGATGTAGTTGCCGTTGAGGTCTTGCAGCGTCACAATGTCCTGCCAGTCGTTAGGGTGGAGGACAATGCCCGTAGGCTCTGCCATGCCGTTGACGCGGACCTTTGTGATCGCTTTGTATATGGCGGTGGGTGTAGCGTCGGCCCCCTTCGCCTGTGTCTGTGTTACCGCGTTGTAGAAGCCGTTGAGCTGGGGGGTCGTGCCGTTGCCGTTCAGCAAGCCATCCTCTTCCTTGAGTTCGAGCATAAGCGTGAGGCGGTTGTTTATCAGGGCTTGCATACCGTCCACTGAGGATAGCTGCTGCACCGTGACAGGCAGCCACACAGCCAGCATTTCCACCAGCGCCGTGCGCTCTGTGAATGCCAACGCCGCCTCGCCCTTTACGAGTCCTTCACCCACGAAGGCGGCATTGTTGGTGAACGTCGTTTCCTCCATGTACTTGATAGCGGTTTCGCTCGTGTTGTCCTGAGGTATCAGGTCGGCCACGACGGGCCGACGCTGTGCGCTGAGGACGATCTTCGCTGTGCGCGGGTTGGCAGGCGCTAGACCGGCTGCTGTGGTCATAAGGGTCTTCATCGTCACATCGGGTAGTTCAACCGCGAACCTTGCGCCCGGTACTTTATGCATCGTCTTGAACATCACGTGATCGGTGTACATCTCACCAAGGGATTTGCTCTGTACGGATTGCCCCTCCTCAGAAGGCGTGCTATCGCTGCCCTGGAAAGGTATCTTGCGTACAGGCTGTGCATTGCGCTCTGCCTGCCGCTTCATGTTCTCTGCCTGCGCCTTAGCTTCAAGCAAGGGGGATAGTTCGTCGTTGATAGCCGCAAGCTCTACCTGTCCCGCCTGGAAGTCCTTTAGCTCCTCGGCTGTCCAGTTCATGTCAGGCTTGCGCTCATATATTTCGGCAACTGCGCGCGTTCTCGCGTCTAGCTTGCCTTGCAGTTCTTCTAGCTTGCCCATTAGATTCTCACTCCTTGTCGTCTGGCCTGATAGACCAGCCATTGCGCTAATGCTTTTCTCACTTCGTCTGCGTTGGCTTTCGGCTCTGTCGCCTGTAGTAGCTCCTCAATCGCTGCCATCACGTCCGCTAAGGACTCGTGCAGGTTGGATAGCTTTGTGCGGTTGGCGCCACTGAGCACCCGCCCCTCTTTCACCCTCGCCCCCTGGTAGTTCCCCAGGCGCTTTACATAGCCCTGTATGGCGGCTTCCACCACGTCAGAGTGGTTGTCAATGCTCATGCTGGTTTCCAGCAGGCTCTTGACACCCGTAACCGTTGCGAGGGGATTTGCGGGCACGTTGACGAGGCTCACCTCAAAGAGTTCAAGCTCTTTCAAGAGGCGGCCCTCGTCCACATATTCGTCGTCTTTGACTTCGTAGCCGATAGACAGCGATACACTCTTGCCCCTGTCTATGCGCTCCTGTGCTATCGTGCGGGCTTCCTGGGCGAAGGGGGTGGAGTGAAAGTCGGCTGTAATAAGCAAGCCGTGCCCGTCTTCCACCGCTTCCGTCAGTGTGGCGATAGGCAGCATTTCCCAATCGTGGCCCACAGAGATAAAGCCGTTCTTGCGAAATACAGGCAGCGTCTTAGCAAACGCGCCTTTGACTACTCGCTCGTTTACCCTGTCGAAGTTATCGAAGGTGGAAGCGTAGCCGGTAAGTTGTCCGAACTCGCTATCCTTGCTTACCTTCAGTTGCGCTTGTATGCTTTCTTTGCGGTCCATTCCTTGTCTCCCTTTGGGCAAAACAAAAAGGCCCAATGTCGGGGTGTCTAGCACCTTCATTGGGCCTCGTGGACCTTGCTATTCAGTTATTGCTGATGTTATTCTTCGACTATGAGTGATATTTCGTAGAAGATTGAGCATTGGTTAGGGTCAATTGCTGACCGACGCTCTTCAAACTGCTCCACCTTTGTACCCCATACTGCTTTGCCCGGGTTGCGGTCTATAAAATATCGCTCTGCATCACGCATAAGCCAAACCTGGTTAGCTCGCACCAACTCCTCGTCGTTGAGGTCAAAGCCCGCTACAACGATGAAGTACCCGGCGTACTTCTCAAGCCTGCCCGTCTTCTCTTTTGGCGTTGCACCGTTCATAGCTTACCTGACTTGCACCGTATTCATCGCCCCGCATTTGCACTTAATTTCCACTGTGCTGCCTGCCTTCAGGTCACACTTGGCTATGATACGCCCGCATTGCGAGCATCTGTATACGTCTAGCTTGACCTCTGTTGCTGACATCATACCACAATCCCTACGCGCTCGCTATCCTTCTATAACGCGACCTTGCAAGCTTCATCATTCGTCGTCCATAACCGTAGCGCCATGCTTTTCTTATTTCCTCGTAAGTGTCGGGATGGACAACGACAAAGGACGGAATAGCAGTTCCATACTCACGCATTCTTGTTATCACTTCGCGTATGTCCATTATGCAGCCCCCACTCTCGCCGCTACCGCCTCATAGTCCCTTGCCAGTATCGCCGCTATCTCCCGCTCCATCCTGCGCTCTATAGCCGTCCTGCGCCTCTCTGTGCTTGCTTTGACACTCTTGTACTGCACACCGCTCGGTAAAGCTTTCAGGGGCAGCATGGGCGCTGTGGTAGCAACAGGGGCCACCTTGTATGTCTCATCATCCGGTTCGACAGGCCAGCCGGTTGCGGTGCGTGCTTCACTTCGCTTTATCCACCCGCTATCGTATCCTTGCGAGAGGCGGGCGTATAGCTTTGCTTGATCGTCCTGTAACACACGTACTTGAGATAGGTCGAATACCACTGTCTCACTGTCAGGGTCGCCGAAGTCGGGGAGGAGCTGAGTGCCAAGGTCGTCACTGAGTACCATCTGTGTGGGGATGATGTTTTGCTCATATGCTTGCTGCCTCGCTTCGTCCATGTTGTTGTATGTGCTACGGTCAAGCCCAGCCCCTAACCCCGCTACCACAGCAGGCCATGACAGCAGAGCCGGTATGCGCTCTTCCGGTATGCGGCGTAAGCCGACAAGGTTCATTTGCTCAGGACTGAAGGAAAGGATGTCCACTGACACCGCGTCAGTCAGCACAAGCGGCTCGCCTCGACGGTCCCCGCTGAACTTCTGCATGAACAGGTTCTTGACTTGTTCCGCATCGGCTATCACACCTTGCTCTTTGGGGGCTATCACCACGCCCGGTATGCCCATGTTACGCAGCATGGAAGCAGAGTACCTGGCGGCTTCGTTGTCTGTCCACACTTCTCGGAGTGCGCTGGCTAGGGGGCTGATACCTTCGCGGATGTTGCTGGGGTTGATACCGAACCTGAAGTGTACAACGTCTTCCTTCTCAACCCGATACCACGAACTGCCCCGCTTGACTTCGTAGTGGCTTATGAACTCCTCCCCCGACGAGGGCCACCGGCAGCGTATCGTGAAGTGAGGTTCGTACCACAACTCAACCACTTGCCCCCCACCGCCTCGCACCTTTATCCAGTATGCGTTGCCGTCCAGGTTGAGGCTGTAGACTGTGGCTTGCCAGAGGAGACGGCCTGAAAAGTATTCGTTGGGCTTCTTGAGCAGTTTGGTGAGGGGGTGGTCAGGCACTACTTCGCTACCGGCTGCACTCTGCCTCATCACCTTCATGGGGGCTTCAGGGAAGGCGCGCATGATGGACTGAATGCACGTCATGATTATGGCGTTCTGTGCTAGGTCCCCCGCCTCGACGGTGTAGTCTACAGTCGTGCCGTATGAGCCCCAGCCTGCATAGGAGGTGTAGTTATCGCCCAGCCAGTATGAGTTGCCGTTACCGTAGAGGAAGTTCTTTACAGCGTCTTTCACGCGCTGCACTACAGAACGGGAGGGCGTGACGTTGCGGGTTGTCAGGGCTGTGCTTGCCATTATGCTACCATGCCTCCGCCTCTATCTACGTGCATTGACACATAGCGGGCCTGGTCAAGCGAGTGGTCGTTCAGCTTTACAGGTACTTCCTTCTCAGCCGATCCTTCGCTACTCTTAGCCCACACATAGCCCTCTATCTCCTCGACAAAGCCGCATGGTAGGTGCTTTGCATCACGAACGGGGTCACGCTCTATCAGGGAGTTACGCAGCACATACAGTCGCGCACGACCATCCGGCTTGACACGGAGGCGGCTTTGCATGGATTGTACGCCTGGTGCTATGTCGTTCTTACCGCCCATTGAGGGAAGGTGTGCTTGATTGAACTGACGGATGTATGCGGGCTCGGCAGGGTCGCACACAAAGCGAGTAATGCCCCACGTATCGCGCATCTCTTTTCCACGTTCTATCCACCAGTCTATCGTCTTGCCTGTCATGTACCATTCACGCAGTAGATAAAGACGGCTATCACGGTCCACAGCCCACACAGCGAGAATGCCAGGGTTGGTAAAGCCCCAGTCTACCCCGCCGTACACGCCCTTCAGGTTAGCGTGATCGGGCTTGCCTTCTGCTGTCAGGATGCCCCACTCTGTTAGTTCACTCTCGCTCTTCAGGTGAGTTTCGCGGTTCCATTTCTCGTATACCAGTCCTTCAGCCCCTACCCATAGTCCCAGCCGCAGGCGTTGGTAACGTGTGCCTGTCAATGCGTCAAGTACCGCCAGTGTACGTTCGCCTTGCTCGGTGATCTGCCCCCCCTCGTCAAACAGCGTGGGGTTATCTTCGTGGTGGGAATAGAGCACACGCAGAGAGGGGCGGTTGAGTATCCAGTGAGTTGAGGGGCCGGGGTTGCAATCTCCGAATATCTGAGAGAAGGGTGCTACCCCACCTCGACCTGTGCAGCGAGTGGTAAGCGTTTCCCAGTCCCCCAGGTCAAGCTCTTCTGCCTGGTTGACGAAGATAAAATCACGCTCTGAACTGAGTACCTTTTGAGGGTTGTCCATACCGCCTACAAACACGCGGCTGCCGTTGGGGTAGTCAAACCATTCAGGCTTTTCCCCACCGAAGGAATGCACGTTAGTGTCTTTACCGAGTATGCGCCTGTATGTCTGGAGGACCGAGCCGTGCATAGACTGGTACGTCTTGCGGACGATAGCGGCCTGAGCGCCTTTGTGCGTCAGCATGAGGTTGTGCAGCTTGTGGAGGGCTGCGTAGGTTTTGCCCGTCTCGGATGGGCCTGCTATCACGCACTCATGATCGGTGCTATCCCACAAGTCAGCAGCCGCACCGCGTAGGATGGGCTTGAGGGGTGGGGGCGCGACAGGGCGATACTTGAGACGCAATACCGCAAGGGGCAGCGCAGCACGAACAGCAGCCGGTGATAGACTAGCCAACAGGATACTCCATAACGATACGCTCTGCTTCGGCTATGAGTTCGTCAGGGTCTAGGTCGTAGTCTTCGGCCATGCGTGTTGCTTCCTGCCTGATATTGATATTCACGGTAGCAGGGGCATCCAGGCCGAGGTACTTAGCGCGACGTTCCATGATCTTGAGTACGCGGTCTACAGCCTGCGGTACGCCTCTTTGGGCTGCACCCCATGTAGCCTTTAGCATATCGTCAAGGCGCGTTAGTTCAAGGTTACGGAGTTCGGCGGCAGGTTCTCTGAGCGTTTTGTGGAGGCCAGCCATAACGGCTTTGTATGCGCCGCTCGGCCCACCATAGCCGAGCCGTGCTGCTATCTCAGCAAAGCCTAAGCCATCCCGTCGCAATTCGAGGGCGGCTTGTTGGCGGTCTACAGCCTCTATTCGCTTTTCACTAGTCTTGCTTTCGCTCATATGGTGGAAATGCAAAAAGGCCACACCCCTCACGCTGTGGTGAGTTCGTGTGACCTCTGGTTCTCAGTCAGTCGTTGCTATTTGCTTGTTACGTCAACTATAGCATACTTTTTGGGGATGTCAACTGGCTTTCGGTACTCGCCTCTTGTGCGTTTCTTCCACCTGAAACACCACGCGGTCTATGAAAGTGACGCGCAGTTCCCCATACCCCTTACGGTGTATAGCGTGGATTTCGGGCAGCATAGCCAGGATGTGTTCTGCGATAGCCCTATCTACGGGGTCGGCCTGTCTATCCCCGGCGATCTGCTTAAGGGTAGTCTCCAACTCGCTACTCCTTTCGTCTGCCATTCATGCCTCAATGTGTGATATGTCGCCCCAACTTGTTATAAACTGCCTATTTTTCACCCCGTAGGCACGACCCCTGTACTCTCTATCATCCTGACCCCCTAACGGCGGTTTCTCATGAGTGGGGCGGGTCTCTCAGGGCATTGTAGGATGAAGTCCTATCCCTATAGCTTGCAACGCCTCGTCCACACTTTCCACGACCGCAACCCGTCCACCTACTGCGAGTATCTGAGCTATCGTGTCCACCTCTGCCGGGGTTAGCTTCTTTCGTGACCTTGATTTGGCACCGTCTTTGATTTCTATCAGGGTGGCGTTCCCTCGAAAATAGACGAGCAGATCCAACAATCCAGGCGTTGAGTGCGTATCCAGAACTACCGCGCCGCATTGTCTAAGCGCAGTTGCTATTTCGCGGTGATTAGAATCAACTCGTTTAGGGCGCATAGCTTTGCAGGGCTGCCAGTTCGCGGGGGGTTAGGGAGAGGGGCATTAGTTCTCTAGGAATCTGACACGCTTGCCATGAGCACGGGCATAATCAAGTTCACTCTGAGTAGACGAGCCTATATAGCCGCCCTTGTTGAGTATCAGCACTTCGTCCGCCATGTCTATCTTGCGCTTGTGAAGTTCGTCAAGCATTTCCTTGTCGGCTGGTGTAATACCCACACCCTCTCCGTGAACCTTCACCATCTCGCCAGGAGAGCCAGCGTAGAAGCCCACAGACAGGACTATCTTGCCTGCCATAGTCTCTTGATAGTTCGCCCGTTGGAACTCGTCATAGAAGCGCGTAGAGCCACACAAACACACTACTGTTGGTTTATTCACAATTCAATCTCCTTTCATGCCCTCTTGCGGTGAGAGCGGGGTGGGTTGGCTACTCTTTGGTTTCCTGCGGAGTTCGTTTACTCATTGCCATGTTAGCAAGCCATTGCGTTGTATAGCGTTCCTGAAACTCCTCACGCATGGCCATTTCTTCACGCAAAGCATCCCGCTCCCCCTGCGCCTCTCGGAGCTTTGTTTGGAGGTTGCGTATCAGGTTTGCCAGTTTAGGGATTTCATACGACCACATGCAAAGCAGTCCCGACCTTGCCTCGCCTAACGGTAGTTGGCTGTCAGTTGTCCACCCGCTCAGAACGTCCACTATCTCTGCCTCACTCATAAGCTCCGCGCCCACACTCTCTTGCTCACTCATTGTTGGTTGCCTCCTGTTGCTCTTTATCAGCAAGGAAGTACCAGAACGTCACAACTTCCTCTTTATCCTCCCAGGTATATCTCGTCCACCGTACCGAGGTTATGCAGCCTTGCGGCTCTGATTCTAACCATCTCGCTACTTCCTCTTCCCACCCATTTCTGATAGCAAATGTGGCGGTTCCAACAGCCTCGCTCATTCCGACACCCCTTCACCCTCACCCGCCGCCTGTTGCTCGGCGGGGTTGAGTAGGGCGTAGGCTACCTGAATAGGGCAGTCGTCATAATGCGACTGGCACTTTTTCTTCTTGTCTGGTGATGGGTAAGCACAGTAAAAACATTCCCAAGTTCCTGCCTCGTCATTGACGGATATTGCCCACTCATCAGCGAACGGCCTCAAGGCGGCTTCCAGGCTTGCTATGCGCTCCTCTGCTTGCACCATCCTGTCGTAAATAGGTTTGTAAAAGCCATAATAACTGTCTTCGTCCATATCAACCCTCCTGTGTGTGTGTCCGTGCGCTGTGGGGCTATGCTGGTCTAACACGCTTACACGTTTGGTACTCATCGCCCCACTGAACCACGTACAGAGGCATGAGCGCCCTGTTATCGTAGTTGCACCGCCATAACTTTCCTCGTCTAACTTTGCTCACTGTCTACCCCTTTCCAGCTTGTCTTGCCCGCCGTCTTGTCCTGGCGCTGTGTTTGGTTCTCTCTTTTGGACTTACTTCTACTATTTCCCATAATATACAGGTATACAGGTTTACATGTTTTTGGGGTAAAATGGTAATTATGCGTGCGCATGAGGGACTTTACTGTACAGAACCTCAACCTGTATTTTACGCACGAAACCTGTATCAAACCTGTATTGATTTTCTTGGATTTTCACGAAGTTTTCCCCAAATCCACATCCGGCACGACCAGAATAAAGCCCTTATAACCTCTTTTGTTGCGCTCCGTCCCCCTTTCATAGCCATGTTCTACCAGACTTCGAGCAAATCCGGTCTGCGTCGGTTCCTTGAAACCGAAGCTCTTACACCAGTTGCGGAATGAGTCGAATGCCTCTGATGCGGTGGTGAAACTGCCGGGCGACGAGGCCGCGCAATCGCTGAACCATTGCCCCAGGATGTCCGACTCCTTGCGGTATTCTTCGGTCGCAGCCTCGACTACCTTTGCACTCCCTAATCCGTTCTTTTGCCATGCTTGCAGCCCTTCCAAAATCCAATTGAGGATGCCTGATAATTCCCCTTTCAGCTCACTTTTGAGGTTTTTATCCTCAGCACGCCCCTCAAAGTTCTGAGTAAACGGGATCAGCTTTATACGTCGCCAGATACCCCGATCCGTGCCCCGGATAATGGGCTTATGGTTCATAGCCATCCATAGCTTAAATGTCGGCTCATAGGTAAAGAACTCGCCGTAAAGGAATCGGCACGTTATCCGGTCCTGCCCTGTCACAGCTTTGACGCGCGCCTCGGCTAGTCGCCGATCCTCGTCCGACTCGATCACCGTCACAAACCGCTTACCCTTTAGCGCGGCCAGGTCGTTAGTCGACTCGTTGCGCCGGTCAGCATCAAAGGTCGCGAAAGGCGTGCCTGCGCTGTAGTCACCGAGCACCAGCCCCAGTGTCTCCAGAAATACGCTTTTCCCGTTCGCCCCTGAGCCGTGACACAAGAACATAACTTGCTCTGAGGTGTCGCCGGTCAGTGAGTAGCCTATCGCGCGCTGAATGAATGCTATAAGCTCCTGGTCGTCTGCGAACACTTCATTTAGGAACCGTCGCCAGCGAGAGCAGGATGCCTCCAGGTTGACGGGTGTTCCGAGGCACATAGTTATCAGGTCGTCCTTGCTCGGTTCATAGAGTAGCCCCGCATTCAAGTCCAGTAGGCCATTAGGCGCACCGGCCACACCATGCTCAATATCGAAGCGTGCAATCGTGGTAGCAAAGGAGCGCAGCACGGATGCCTGCGTAAGCAAGCCCCTTTGCTTGGAGGCGTTCTCAGCGCCGATCAGGTAACTTATCATCTTGCGCTGGCGCTCGGTATCCACAAGCGAAAGAGCCGCTATTTTGCGCTCCCTTATAACTTCGATTGCAGCACGTTCTACCCGCCCATCCTCGTCAACTTGCCAGTGCGCTCCTGCCCACACAAGCCACTTTCGGCGCGTATGGTCAAAGCGAAAGTCACCACCGAAAAGGTGTTCTAAACACTCAGCATTACCCGTATCAGAAAGGGGAGCGTCTTTCAGGATGTCTATCCGGCTATCAAGCTCTGCGCTCGGTGGAGGTTGCCCTTCCTTAGTTCCCTGCCTGTTGCGCCTGTTGTCACCAAAGCGCGCGCCAGTCCCTCTCACAGCCTTTTCTATGTCATGTTTACGAGTACCCCGCGGCAGCCCTTCCCACCGCTCGCTGCCACTCTGATACATCAGGCGGTCAAGCTGGCCGTTGTCACTGGTATAGAAGGCGAGTATATCAAGGAGTGCCATATCAGCCTCAGAGCGTGACGCATAGCCGGACGTGTTCCCCGACCATAGCCGTTTGAACTTCGCGCTATTCGCAGCCCGCCCCGCAATCCTGACAATATCCTCATCCGATAGATTACCGGTCCCACCTTGCGGGATATGTGGCCTTTCCGGTTCCTGAGCGCCAAACACTCGCAGGTGCAACGCTGCTAACTCATCCTCTCGGTGTTCTATCGTTTTAGGTGTGCCTGGTACGTGCTGCCCTGTCATAGTGGCATAGCGCCCCGTCGCGTACATCTCCACACCACCACGCTTGCGCCCTTTATTCTCAGGTACAGCGCCGTACGCGAAGATATGCACACCGCAGCCCGAAGGCGATAGCTCGGTGTAGGAGTTGATTTCGTCAATAATCTCCTGTCCCCACTGCGCGATTGCACTCGTTTCCTTATCCCGGCAGCCGTCCAGGTCTATAAATACAATGCCGTCGTCCACCGTCATAACGTAGCCCAGCCCGTCAAAGCCATTCGAGGCTGCAACGGTGCGAGCTACGCTAAGGGTAGTCCAGGTAGAGGGATCGTCGGATGCCGCCTTGACGTGTCCCTTTGCGTTTGGCGCGTAAGGTACTTTCGTCGGCTTTGGCTGCCCCGGCTTATTCTCGTACTTCCAAACAATCCACTTGGGCTGTGTCACGAGGGGTGAAGGAAAGTTCTGTGCGTGGCTACTCCCACCCATTGCGCGCCTCCCTTCGGTCCTGCTTACGCTTTATCCGCGCTCGCAGGATATGAAAGACGAGGCGCAACGATACCGACCTCTTACTCTGCCCCAGGTTGCATTCTTCGCACATGGCAGCCAGGTTCTCATCGTCGTATATCTCATCCTCGGTTGCACCCACTTCCTTAGCGTCATTCACTGACAGGAAGTGCCCCACATGAAGCGGCTTATCGTCACAGTGACAGATCACGCAAGTGCCGTTATCTCGCTCCAATATCCGCGCCTTTTGAGAAGGGCTGATTTCGGGGCGAGTCCTGACCGACCTTTGCGGTTTGCCCGACTCCGATTTCGGCTGATTGTATGCCCAGCCGTGACACCGGCTACAGCGCACGACATCCTGCCCATTGCGCTCGGTTACATAGCCTTCATTGCAGCCACACGCTGCGCATGGAGCGCGCATTGGAATAGCTTGTGGAATATTTGCCTCGTTGAATAACATCGTCCGACCCCTTAAACGCCACACTCACCGCTTGTCTGGATTGCTTCTTGTCTAGGGAAACAGGGCCAGACGCACGGTGAGTGCGACATCTGATTATATTGATTTGTGATATTCCGCGCAAGCCGCGCGTCTCCTGTTCCCCTAGACAGAATCATGTTACCACATCCCCCTGTAATACTCCTGCCTTTTACACATTGGTTGCACCCCTCGTGCATATCGCGCTCACTCCTCATGCTTCAGGCTGTCAGGTCTAGCGTGGCTACTTTCCCTCTGCTAGTATTTCCTTCACCACATCGTCGTGGAAGTCGTCAAACACGCCTGGGTATATATCTGCCTCGCCCATCGTGTTCTGTATGTCCTGCGCGACTGCCTTCCAGTCGTCAAGCTTGGCATGATGATGCTCTAGCTCGTCTTCTGGCGTGTAGAAACGCTTATCTTCCAAGTATCGGCTGTAGTCTGTGATACTCAGGCATAGCTCCATAACATCTCGGAGTAGTGCCTTTACCTTTGCTTCGTTCATTTCGCTCTCCTCATGCCCCACAAGCACTAGCGGGGTGGTGCTATGCTGCCCTTCTTTGCCAGTTGCTTCTCCAGCTCGGCTATTCGCTTCTTGAGGTGCGTTATGCAAGTCTCCAGGTTGTTATGGCAGCCGTCGTCATACATGGGCTTTCCGAGTAACGGGCCTCCACACAGGCTGCATGGTTTGTTACTCATACGAACACCATTTCCTGTTGTGACAAACGTAACAAAGCAGTAGCGTGTCGAGCCGCGTCAATCTCTGCCCCTACGTACTGCCTGCCCAAACTGCGGCACGCTATGGCGAGGGAAGCGGATGCCCCTGCGTACAAGTCCACGACCAGCCCACCAACGGGCACGGCCCACTCTACAACGTCGCGCAGTATCGTTTGTGGCTTCTCTGAATGCCCGATACGCGCCGTCTTCCAACTGTTGCTAAAGTGCGTGAGTGGCAAAGGATGCCCCTTGCGGTAAATCAGGATTGGCTCACTATCACCACGAACATGGAAGCCCACGCCTAGCCCGTTAGACTTGTGCCAACTCGCTCCCGTGATATGCACCCACTTTCCGAGTTGCGCGTTATAGCTCGCCCACTCAATGAGCTTCGGCCACGTACACCACACCACGAGGTAGCTATCAGGAGCGGCTATCCGATACGCTACGTTCATGTGTGCTGCAATCTCCTCCATAGTCAGGCCGTCGTAATAGGCGCGTGCTGCCCCGTTCTTGGTGTCTGACCAGTTCTCATAATCCCAGGGCGGGTCAGCATGTACCAGAGGCGCACAGCCATCAGGCAGGCTTGCCAGCATGTCGCTTACGTCCTGGTTTCTGAGGTCTATGTCAATCATGGTGTGTCCTATCACGAACGAGCCTGCGTTGTCAGGGTGTGGGTGGTGCATTGGTGTTTCAAGCCCCCACTCCCCCGCCCACCGGCACGAGCCGATAAGCGGGGGAGTGGGGGCTGCTGTTGGTCTGGTCAGAAGGGTAAATCCTGTTCAGGCTCAGTTGGTGGGACTTCCAGTCCTTCAAAGTACGTAGCGGCTTGCATGAGTTCCTGGGGGGTAAGGTCGGTTCGCTTGCGCCCCTTGAAACCGAGTGAGTGCCATTCTCTCAGGACTTCCGGTGCAGTCAGGCCCGATTGCTTGATAGCCTGTTCTAACCTGCCTAGCACTTGCTCAGGATCGCCCGTACCGTTCTGTGGGGCTGCCTTCTTGCCCTTGCGGATAGGGGCAAGGCTCTCAATTTCGTTGTATGTCTTCTCGCCCACCTGCTTGATCTTGACGGTTGCCATGCACTCGCACCCGATTAGCTGCTCGTCAAAGTCGCAAGGCTCGTTAGGGTTGAGGTTCCTGCCCAGCAATGCCTCTGCCCAGCCCCTCGCCTTAGCGTTAGGCCCGAAGGCTGTGCTACTGTTGGCTCGTAGCGGGAAAGCATCCTCAAATCCGTCTTCAATCACGGGGAACGTCCACCGCAGGTAGATTGACGGCTCGCTGTGGCTGGTGCCGTCCGGGTTCTCTACCATCTTCGTGCCTGCCTTCTCTTCTACCTTTTCGAGCCTGACGCGATAGATACCAGGCTCCAGGACTTCGCCCTCTGTTTCTGTTGCAATTAGCGTTACCATTGTCGTGTCTCTCCTTTGTCGTGTTTGGTTAGTTATTGATTGCCTGCCAGCGCCCCTCAGAGCGCCTTAGTGCCTCTGTTACTCCTCCCCTGCCTGCACTAACTCGCTTTCCGTCCACCGCTTGACGCGCGCGTGCGGGTCGCCTTCGGGCATATAGTGTCGCCGCAGTACAGGGTTCCACATTTGCACTTCAATCGCTCGTCGGCAGTACCACACTCGGTGACGAGAGCCTGTATCCTCATTCACCCATTGCAGCAACCCTTTACAGTCGGGGCAGGTACTCCGCATTACTTCCCTCCTTCGCTGCCCAGCCTTGCGGCCCCTGTTATGTGCGTTATGCCTGCGTAGGCGCGTTTCATGTCGCCCGGTGCGTGTTCTGGACAGAAGTATTTGTCGTCGCCATCGTGGGCGTCACCGAACGTATAGCTATCGTCACCAAAGAAGTAGATTGGTGACCAGCCCGTAAGAATGGCTTTATCGCCTTTCTTGAATTGCTTGCCACAGTTAGTGCAATTCATTCCCAGTTCCCCCTCTCTCGTCCCCTAAATCTCACGATCTCCCCCCGTTTCTCTGCCTCTGCCAGCCCTTCCTCTGTGTGCAGCCTTCGCGCCTCACGGGCCCAAGCCAGCAAGTCAAGGCGGGCGTCAATGCGCTCCTGTAAGAGACGGTCCAACAGGCGGGATTGAGGCTTGATAGGGCGTGGTTGGTTGAGGTCGTCGTCATTCACGGATGCCATTAGTCGCCTCCTAATCTTGAGCGTCGGAAACGCGGTTCATAAGGTCGTCTATCTCGCTGGCTATGTCCTCAAGTTCTGAGGCGACTTCATCCGCCCTCGTGCCCTTATCGCCGCCTTGCAACGCTTCGGGCATGTTGTCGTAATAGTCGCGCTCGTCCTCCGAGGCGAGTTGAATCAAGTCCTTTGCCTCGCTCAGGAGGTCCGCCGCTTTCTGTAGTTCTGCCCTTCGTTCCTTGTTCATTTCGGTTCCTTTCGTGGTATACTTGGCTTGTCAGCCCTCGTAAGTTGGCTACCGTGCCCTGCGTGGATGTCCTTCCGCGCAGGGCTTTTCCGTGCCTCTCTGCTCTTCGCATACCCTTAGCAGATCGTGTATGCCTGCCATAATCGTGTTATCTACCGCCCCACCGCCCAGCACTCGTATCCCCACGCGGTAACGGGCGTGTGCAAGCTCAGTAAGCAGGTACAGGCTTTGCGCCTCTTCCAGTATTTCAATCTCGCAGGTGTCTAGCTTGCCGTCCCGCATGAAGTGTGCGGTCAGGGCTTCGCGGAGTTCGATAGCCTGCTGAGGTGCTTCATCTATCGGTTTCAATGCCTTTCTCCTTTCCCTGCCCCGCGACCGGCAAGTATATTTTTGGACCATGAAGAAAGCACTCTATACTGAGTGCATGGATGTAATGCTATCGTTATGCGTCTTTGAACAGACTTTCGAGGGTTATGCCCTGTTTGGGCTTGCTGGGGGCTGTGTCGCCTTCGTCTCCAGAGAAGAGTTCCCCACCCGACACAGACGTTATGAGGGCCTTGCCTCGCCGCAACTCCTCAACTACGCGCTCGATATGGGGACAGGTGTACGTCCTGGAGAAGGCCCAGCAATCACGGTCACAAATCCATTTAGAAGTGCTGAGAGACTGGATGACAGTGTGGTAAGCGTGCTGACGGCTCCTGCACTCTATCTGATACGTGCGCTCTGCAATCTTCTTGCACCAGAGCCGTACGGGGGCTTTAGCGGTTGTGGTTGTCTGTGGCATTGCTCTTGTCCTTTCGGTAATGGGCGAGTTGGCCCCGGCTAATGCGCTCGTTACGCATGGCTCGGCGCTGCTCAGGGGAAGGTGGGGTGTAAGTGGGATCGAAATATGTTTCGTTCAGGACGATCCGGTTCAAGGCGGTTGTAGTCAGACCATGCTTTTCTGATAATTCACGCAAAGTCATGCCCGCTAGATACTGGCTCCGTATCTTGTCGGCCCGTGCATCGTCCAATTTGCGCTTGATATTGGGAAATATTTTCCTGGTCATTCGAGGGTCATATTGCGGGTCAGTGACAAGTTCATTCCGCATAACCCTATGAGCGTAGGTCGTGCTAACTTGGAACTTGGCAGCAACGTAGCCCAGCGTCACATCCTTATGAGCGTACATCCGCCTCATGGCCGTTGCTCGCTCACAACGCTCGAAAGAAGATAGCTTGCTCATGCCGTCGCTTCTCCTCTCTCCTGCCCATTGGGCCTTGTGTGCCTCTCTATCCACTCGTCAAGCGCCTTTACAGGTATCACTACTGTGCTGTTGATTTTGAGACTGGGGAAGTCGCTCTCAGGGCTGTATATGAGCTTCCACACCGAGGCAGGAGACGTGCCTAGCACCTGGGCGGCTTCTTTCACACGCAGGGCTTTGCGGGCTGGGGTTATGGGGCCGGGTTGCGCTGCTCTCATGGCTATTCCTCATTCTCAGCATCATGCTGGCGCTTGCTTGTCATGGGATGTGTTTCCAAACTCTGCGAACCTTGATGTCCTTTATCGTTTGTCCGCTAACACCAAACATCGCACCAAGCTTGCGAAGTGATAGAGTTGATTGCCTAATAATGGGGATGTCGACTTCTTTGAGTTTTGAGTTTGTCCTTGAACTACCAGAAGGAAATCCAGGAGCAATACCGGCTGCGCGTCTAACAGCGTGATATCGAGCGTTTTGATAGTCAGCATGACACTTCCGACATTGGACATTCCCTTTCCGGCTTATATAGGCGTTCTTACCAGTGACCTCATGCCCACGATGGCAACGTCCAGTTTTGATGATGTGTGCGCCGTTCCCGCGCCGTAGGTTCTCAGCGTGCGTAACAGGTTCTAGGTGGTCAGGATTGCAGCAAATCGGTCTTCGGCAAAGGTGGTCTAACTTGAGTGCCCTGTGGATTGCGCCACGAAGTAGCGTATAGGCGCGTCTATGAACCAAACGCTGCCTATACGTTCCGTAACCAGCACTCTGCTTCCCACCAGTCCAGAGCCAACAGGGAGTGCCATTCCAGAGGGGGCCATTCTTGTCGACGAGTGACCAGAATTTAGCAATCTGGTCTTCTGTCAAGTCATCGAGGGAGTGGGCTAACATGGCTAGGCCACCGCCACAGTCTGGGACGAGCTAAGGTACTCAAGCACAGCAGCTTTCAAAGGCTCGTTGTGGGGGAATGCCTGAAGAGCGCCGCTAAGGGTTTCATATCGGATTTTGCGCTTACCTTGTTTTGTGAATATCCACTGAGCGTCAGAGATGCCGAGTAACTTAGCGAATGCCTTGTTACTCAACCCGTTACTCTTTTGTAGTTCGATTAGCTGTTCAAGTAATGTCATCTCAACCTCCTAACGTATGATAGCACCACTCCTAACATTTGTCAACCCCTATTTATGACCAATTCCTCACTTCCTATTGCAAGGGAGCTAACAATTGTTATATTCTACTTACATGGTAGGGGCTACGCTTGCGGAACGTGTGAAGGAATTGAGGGAGGCGCGTGGCTGGTCGCAGGGCCAGTTAGCGGAAAAGGCAGGCTTCGATAGTGGCTATATCAGCCTGATAGAAGCGGGAAAGCGCGTACCCAAGCTAGAGAACCGGCGCAAGCTGGCCGATGCTCTGGGTGTGGCTATTACAGAGCTAGCACCGACTGGAGTAGAAGAGGTCACTAACTACCATGCCGAACTCTGGCAACGCTTTGCAAGACACTTCAAAGCAGGCGACGCGGAAGCCTTCGCCGAAGTCGTGGCGAACCTGCCCAAGAGTGACCAGGCAATGCTCGTGCGACTGGCAAAGCTATTGGACATTGAGACGAAACTAGGCTAGTGGGAGGGTGCGACTGTGGGAGATGGAAAACCAACTAAAGAGAAGGTTGTCTACGTAGAACGTAAGCGGCGCATAGGCTGTCTCCCCATCCTGGGGATAGTCGTTCTGATAGCCATTGTGGGCGGGACTATCTACGCCGTGTCAGGTGGGGGGAAGTCCGCTACTGTGGCTACAGGCCCAGCTCCCGCACTTGCAGCGATAGCCGCCCAAAAGAAGGCGCTGACGGATGCTCAGTGGGATGCCTACGCCGCCGACTTGAAGGGCAAGAAGATAGCCGACTGGCCGGGCACAGTCCAGAACGTAGACCAGAAGCCCCTCAGCGACCTCTACACGATCACTGTAGACACCGCAGACCCTATCCCCGGCTATGCCTTCGACGTAAAGTTGGACGTGTCTAAAGACGACGCGCTGAAGATTAGCAAGGGGCAAGCAATAGCGGTATCGGGCCTCATAAAGCAAGTGAATTGTGCTCTCACCTACTGCCCCATAGAGCTTGACGCGGCTTCGTTCGTGCTGAAGTAGCCGTGACGAAGAGACGATCTCCAGGAGATGGGAGCATTTTTCAACGCGCGTCTGATGGCCTCTTTGTGGCGTCTCTCTCCTACACCGACGCTAACGGCAAACGCAGGCGCAAAGTCCTTTACGCTAAGACGAAGGCAGCCGTGCGTGACAAGCTACGCGCCGCTCAAGAACAACACCGCACCGGCACACTAGAACAGCGCACGGATAAGCAGACATTCGGGCAGTTCCTTGAGCATTGGTTCGTCCACACCGTACAACCCCGCGTAAAGCCCACAACGTTCGCTAACCGCTCAGTGTGGGTGCATAAGCACATCCTTCCCTCATTAGGCCATGTGCCCTTACAGAGCCTTACAGCCGAAGATATAGAGCGGTTTCAAGCCAGCGAACTCAAGAAGGGACTAGCACCTGCCACAGTCAAGCAATACAGAGTGACAATCATAATGTGCCTTGAGGCAGCCGTGCAGCGTGGCTACATCCCCCGCAACGTGGGGCGGTTAGCAGGCGGTATCCGCGTGCCACGAACCGAAATGCATTGCCTCGACCAGGAGCAGGCGCGCGCTCTGCTTGACGCTGTGCGGGAAGACAGGTTCTATGCTCTCTACCTGATAGCCTTGACGCTCGGTTTGAGGAAGGGTGAACTGCTGGCTCTGCGCTGGCAGGATGTAGACCTGGACAAAGCCACCATGCAGGTTAGCGGCTCTCTCCAGCGTATTGAGGGCAAACAGGTACGGGTTGAGGTAAAGACAAGCGCCTCTAATCGCACCCTACGCCTCACACCTCAGATAGTCACCGCCCTTCGCATGAGGCGTGACATGCAGTATTGGGAGCATGTGGCTGAAGAGGTAAAGTGGAAAGATACGGGCTATGTGTTCACTACGAAGTATGGAGCGCCTATCAACCGAGAGCACATCCTGTTGTATTTCGCGGTAGTGCTAAAGAGGGCGGGGCTGCCTCGGATAAGATTCCATGATACCCGACACACCGCAGCAACTTTGATGCTCGCTGGTGGCATCCAGGTACACGTAGTCTCTCGCATTTTAGGCCATGCCAATATAACTACTACGCTGCAATCCTATGCACATCTCCTACCCGTTCTGGAGGAGCAGGCTGTGGATATTCTGGCGACTATGTATGCTTGACAAGGTGCGGTATAATGATTGCGTATTCAAGTTCAACGCAAAGGCCGTTCTTTCGGGAGCGGCTTTTGTGTATAAACTGGGCGATAGACTATTCGAGATGCTTCCAACGCTGACGGTTGACTATGACATTGATGGTAACTTTGCAAACGGGATAGTCCCGCGCAATATCACCTTGCCTTTCACCATTCGCATACCTCTGTCTGATCTCCCGCACCTGAGCCTCAGTTAGACGTGCCTGGGAGTTGCCTTCACCGTATCGGCGCTCACGTGACAAGTATGGACCGCTTCGCTCACCTGTTGCAGCCCTGCCCTTACGGAGCATATCCTGAGTATTTTCTTTTGGAGTACCGAGCCACAAGTGAGCATGATTGACACACGAAGGGTTATCACCGCCGGGGCAGTCATGGCACACATTTAGTCCCTTTGGAATAGGGCCATGCACAAGGGACCACGAGAAGCGGTGCGCCATAAGCGTCCGCCCCTTAACTCTGAATAGACCATATCCCTTAGGCTTGTTACCAGTCCACAACCAACAGCCATGAGGACTAGAAACCTTGTCTACCTTCGCCCAGAACTTTGTTTCGACGGGGTTGTTAAAGTCAAAGGCGAGTTGTATAATCTCCATTGTCAAATCCTCCACTAAAGGGTTTGGCCGCGCCGGGGGCGTTACCGCGCCGCCCGGTTTCATATGCCTATTATACCATGTTTGGCTACACTTATGGCTACATTTTCATAGAAAGAGGGCTATTTTAGGCACGAAATTACACCTTGCGGCGATATACGGGTTATCAGAACAGGCTATTTATCCTTTACTTTATGGGCTATTTCCTGTCTAACTCGTTGAGGCGTAGAGATTGTGGACTGAGGATTGTGCCTGGATTGTTTGTGTCACTGGCTACAGATTAGGCAACATAAGATTGTGGTATAATTTCTGTGGGGCAAGTAGCATGATTGGTCGTGCAGTGAAAGTGCAGAACGAGTAACAGGATGGGAGTTCGATTCTCCCCTGCCCCTAACGATTAGGCAGTTTGTCAACTCTTGTGATAACAAGCTGCCTTTTCGTTTGGTATAATGCCTTGTAACAGGAGGGTAGCACAGCATGAGCGCACAGACTGGGACAGATAAGGACTTGGACGAGTTAGAAGCGCGATTGCCGAAACTCTTAGCGCCACAACACATCCCACATATACTGAAAGAAAGACTACCCGCACTCTTTGCCGAGCTACGCCTTTCCAGAAAACTCATAGCCTACTTCCGCCGCCCTGCCTCTGAACTGGCGAATGGACAATGCCCTGTGTGCTTTCTGGGGCGCGGGCACAGCTTCCCAGCTCATGCGCCAGATTGCCCCCTCGATGCATACGACGCGCTTAGGAATATTCAAACGCCGCAATAGCCACATCCACAGTCCCGTTAGCAGCCGCTTCCTGATGCGTAACTGCCAATCCCCCGCCCCCAGGCACTTCTATACCGTCAGGTAGCGGGATCGTCACTGTCTCTCCCTCATTCGCAATAAACGTGGCACTTTCCCACGCCACCCGTATGCTCCATGCTACCGGGCTGGTCACGATAGCAGCCCCCGCAGGATTTACCCTGAGCCGGATGCGCGTTGTATTGGCTGTCGTAGTCGTGGCTATCCATGCAATCGTGATAGACGTTATGCGGAGTGTCTTTCCTGCTGTCACCCCGTAGGATGTGCCTGTGGTCGGTGCGCCGTATGCCTTCGATTGCGTAGTGGTAATAAGAGCCTCAGAGGTAGCCCCGGCCACAGCCTCCGCATAGATAGCCACATTGGTGCGTGCCGTGTCCTTCGGTTGCTTGACAGGCAATACAGCCGCCCTCAACTGTGCGTCAGTGAGAGGACCGCTAACCGCCTGCGTACCTGGGAAGTTGCTGACAGACACCGACCCACTAACAGGCTGTGTAGCCGGGAAGTTATTCACCGCGACAGTCCCGCTAACAGGTTGAGTGCCTGGGAAGTTCCCCACGTTTATAGTTTCCAACGCTGCTAGTGTGGGCGTATCAAGTGCAACTGTACCTGTAACCGCCTGAGACGCTGGGAAGTTGGATACAGCAACACTTCCCGATACGGACTGCGTTGTGGGCAGGTTATCCACCTCTACATGCCCCACCAATCGCTCTGCCCTGTCTGTCACGTCAACAGGCCCGCTCGCACCTCCACCGCCCCCACCCGATACAATCTCTACAGGCAGGGCAAAGTCTGTGCCGTCAGGGTTTATACCGGATGCTAGCGTCGCCTGCGGGGAACGCAGCCCCGTTGCATTGTTCGGATACTCGTATGCGCTTCTTGGTGCTCTTGCCATTCTTCCTGTCTCCTCTTAGCTTTTGCAACTCATTGCGTGTAACACACCCCTCGTGGGCCAATATCCCTGCCAGTCATTCGAGCCGCCCAGGATAAACAAGAACGCCGCCTCTACATAGGGCTTAGTCCCCACCCACTCCAACCACTGTGGATACTGTTGCACTCTCAACGCCTCCACCTGCTCAGGTGGCAACCCCGTCTCATGCACAGACGAGGCCCACTCGGTTATCACGTAGGGCTTATTCGAGGGTAGAAGCGCATCGTGCCAGTGGGTGACATTACCCCCAAAGGAAGGATCGTTGTAGTGCTTGGCGGCTTGCCAGTAGGAGTGAACACACACGAACTGGTGAGCGTCGAGTAGCTTCCTTTGCTCAGGTATCCACACATCCTCTACACTTCGCCACGTCGCGGGATTCCACGATAGCGGGGCCAGCCCTAACAGCGTATCACTCGGCACTCGTGGCGATCTTCGCAGTCTCTCAAGCACCCCGTTAGTCAACCATCGCCAGGTGGCAGCACTAGCCACCGGCCATACCACATTAGGCTCATTGTCGAGTTGGTAACGCTTCACCCCCACCCGCGAGAACTTAGCTATTACGTCCTCGCACTCGTTCGCCCATTCAACCATCCCCTTCCACCGCCCGTCAGGTGCTACGCTGTCAGGCAACCGGACGAGGAAGTATTCACAGCCTATGGAGCGCAGAATAGCCACGTCTTCGGGGTTGTGATAAGGCATGAGCTTTACAGCACGGAAATAGCCCATGCCGAAATGCACGAAGTCAAGCAGGGTCCAGGGTGCGTTAGGAGCATGAGCGGCTGAGTACACTAGCCTTCCTCTGGCACGGAAAGAGAATGGCCCTCTTCGTTAGGGTGCCACTCCAGAACAGCCGTGTCAGTCTCAACAACCTCAGTGACGCGCTTACCCACAGTCCATGCAGTAAAGGCGTTAGAATGGCTTACAGGAGCAATGGGGGCATCCTGGTCGGGTGTCTCGTCGCCCAAATCCCTATTACTTATGCCTTCGGGTATGTTCATGGCTGCCTCCTTTACGGCTTCAGGAATTCATCCTTGATAGTGGCATGGTTCGCGCCCTTACTGCCTGTGAAACTCGTATTAGTGAGCTGTTGGTACACGATAGCCGAGCCGTTGCCCCCATCAAACAATTCTTCAACGCCCTTCTTCGCTTTGACGGAAATATTGTCTATCACCACCCTGAGCGTGATATTGTCCTGCCCCTTTATGCTGTGGACGGCAGCATCCACAATCGCCTGCGTGTCGCTCTTTATCCGGTCATAGTCTACTTCCACGTCACCACCTCCTGAGCCACTACCAACGAACGCACCCGCCCCGCCTTCCTCTTCTTGCAGTCGAGGCACCCACACACCCCTGATCACCGCGCGCTCTACACGTATGCCCCTCGGCTTTATGGAGGTCGCGTCATGCGTGATCATGTCCACAATCACATCCACCCCGCTATGTGTCATGTACGCCGCGTCTATCTTGTATCCCTCCGTGCCACCAGGAGCAGGCAGCACGTTGGCTATTACAGCCCCTTGCCCTGCGGGTGTGTAGCGACGCACAATCACGTAGTTGTCGTTTCCGGTGGTGACAACGCCGACAAAGCTATTGCCTGCCCCGTCCACACCCCCCAGGACATCGATGAAGGTATCGCCTTGCTCTTGCACCAATACGCTTGCTTGCACGTCTGCCATTATTCGCCCCCTTCCTCGACTACAATCACCGGCTGCACCGGCACGCTCTCTACCGTGCCGGGTGATAACGTCACTTCGCTGCTCTGCACCGTCAATGCCTTCCCCTTGTTCAGCTCCGAGTACACAGCCGCCTCTATCATGGCCTCTATGTCCTTCGCTGTCACCTTTATCCCTCGCGTCACGAGCGCCTTGTTTACATAGTCTTCAGCCAGCTTCTTCTTGCTAGTCCACAAGTCCTGTATATCCGGTCTAGCCCACACCTGTTCGGCGTAGTTCACCGCGATACCTGCCAGAGCCTTTACTTGCGCTATCTGGTCACTCGTCAGCGAGGCGCTTACCTTCGCCACTACCCACGGCGTTACCTTCGTGACAAGCACACCCACCACGCCGACCAGCCACATCAGCACAACAGGCAGCAGCACTTTGACAAGCTCGGTGATAACTTCGCCCCAATCTACATTGCCCATATCAAATCTCTCCGTGCTTCACTAGCGTATTGAGCAGCCACGTCCCACTGTTGTACCTTGACGCGCCCATATCGCTACGCCACACAATCACGCCCTTCTCATAGAAGGCAACCTGAAAAGGCGCACCCGGCACGTCAGGCAGCACTATTGTGCGCTCTTTGACACGCCCCGCCCCGTCCACCTCCAGAGGGTTGCCGTACTGAGCAAAGCCCCCCGTAGTGTCGTGGTATGCCTCTATCGCCGTCTGGTTAGCGGGTGGAGGCTCAGGCTGTGGGCCTTTCAGCGTTTCCAGATAGCTACCTGCCTTCGTCAGCAAAGCCGCCCAGCTTCCCTCTTTGCGGATAGTCGAGGGGCAGTTCTTGCCGTACCACACGTTGTGCTGCACTACCGCAGCCGCACCCAGCCCCCACACGTTCAGCCACGCCGCTATTAGCTTGGCAAGGTTGTCCTTCGTCTTTGTCCAGTTCCCATCCGAGTTGACACACGTTTCCACGCTGCCGCTCGTGTAGTTGCCCAGCCTCGTCCCTGCGTGGTATGTCGCCTTCGTCAAGTCCACAATCACTACTGCGCGACTAGAGTCCACGCACAGAGAGAATGAAGCGAGAGACGAGCCGCCCCCGTTCGCTACAAAGTTACGGTGCATTCGAGCATCCGCGCCTGGATTGGGATTTGCTGTCTCGTGGACTGTCAGAGTAGCTGGCGCACCTCCAATGAACGGGTCGTCAGGTACATTGCTCTGCTTATTCACATAGTTGACTTCGAGTGCCAGCCCTAGCTTCTCGCACCCATCCGCGAACCGCTTCTCTGCTTCTTGCTTTGTCAGCGCCATTACTTCCCCCAATCCACCCTCACTAATCGAGCAATCGTGTTGTATGGATATGCACCCACCTGTACGGCTGTGTCGAAATCCAGTTCAAAGCGTTGACGGTTGCCCGTGCTGTGCCTGCGTTGCTGCCAATCGACAGGCCTGCACACTTTCCTTATCCACCTCTGCGCTCGTGGGTGCCAGAAGTCGATTGTAAGGCGAGCATTGGCGGCTACCCATCCTCTGCTTTGCCAGTTCACCGCGACGAGACACCCGCCCATCTCGGCTCTTGTAAGGCGTAGTGTGGGCACATAATCTCCCCTACCCGCGTAAGCAGGGTTCATGTGGCGGCCTGCTACCCGCTCCATCACATTAGGCGAATAGTAGAGAACTTGAATCCCTTGCGGGTGTGCCTCGGCTCCTGGTGCGCTCGGTGCAAGCAGCACTATACCCAGGAGCAGCCCTGACAGTGCGCGCCTCATGCTACCAGGAAGCCTATCGCCAGCAGCAGCCACCCCATAGTCAGGAGGGGGATTGTGCCCACTGATACACTGAATATCGCCAGCAGAAAGCAGATTGCCGCCAGCGCATACAGTACCTTTGATGCTATGTATCGAGTTGTCATGGTTGTTTCTCCTTGTTTATTCGCCTATCTTGTCCGTCCCACCCCACCGCTTGCTTCTCCCTGTACTGCTTCATCTGCTTGCGCCTCTGTGCCAGCGCGTACACCCCCGGCCCCACAAGCGCCACTACAATAGCCGCAAAGATCGCTTCTGATATGACCAGCGCCCTCGCTACTTCAGGCACCCTCGGCTCAGGCACAGCCAGCGTGTACCACCCTGTCAGCAGTAGCAGAATGCCTATCACGAACAGCTTGCCCCACGCGTTCACCTGCTCCACCCGTATCTCGCTCCGTTTGCCGTTGACCATCTCAGCCCTCGTCAGCGCCTTTACGTCCAGGTGCGATTCTCTCAGGAGCCACAGCTTCACCACCACGCCGCTCAGCAGCACTAAATCAATGCCTATCTCGTACACACTCGCGTTACCTATGCCCAACACGCCCTCCCCCGGCTCTGACGTGAGCCGCTTCTTTGTCTGTCAACCTCGCTATTCGAGCCGCGTCAAACTCCTTTAGCTTGCGCTCATGCTCGGTTTGCCACCGTCGGAGTAGCCCCAGCTCAGCGTCCACCCCCCGCGACCTCGTTTCTAAGTCCTCGATGCGGTGCTCGTGGTCTTTCCCAAGTATCTTGCACAGCCAAACCCACATGATGATATGCCCCTTACCTTCCCCCGCTTGCACCAGTCGCCCTCGTGCGAGTAGTAGTTGTATCAGTACCCTTCCTCTCGTCGCCCCCTTCCAGTTCTTCTACCTTGCGCTCTATCGCCCTCAGCATCTTCTTCATCTCGTCCTGGTTGGCTGTCATGGTTTCGACGTAGTGCATTAGCTTGCTTGTCATGCTCGACTCACCCTGCGTGATTGTGAGTGCCTGTTGTGTCTGTGTTTGGCTCTTCTCCAGCGCCGCCTCTAACCACACAATGCGCTGCTGATGGAGGCGCACTATGTATGTGGCAAGGGCCACTACCGTGACAGACATCCCGCCTATCGCCCCTGTTATGATGGTGGTGAGTAGCGGGTCCATTCTTCATTGCTCATGTAATCGCGTACTTGTCCCTCAGGTACAGCCACATCCGCAGTTGATCGGCT